AGAAGTTTTTTAGCTATGCAGCAAATGTTGGTTGGGTAGATGCAAACCCAATTACAGATTTAAAACTTCCGCAGAAAAATGCAGTCGATAGTCGAGCGCGAAAAGTGCAAAAAGATTTCATTGAATGGCTTCAGACCGATGGCATAAGTGCATATAGGTCAGCACATATAAAAGCCTGTGAAATTAAATTATGTGGAAGGGGTAGAAACGAACTTCTTTACAAGCCTGATTTTGTAGAGTTGATGATGTTGTTAGCAATGACAACAGGCATCCGTCAAGGTGAGCTAAGAGGACTTAGGCGCTGTGACTATTCAGCTAACAGGCAAATTATTACAACGCGCAAAGCAGTGAAACATTCCACACAAAATCTTGGTCAAATAAAAACAAACCAAGGCCAAGACCGACAAATAGAAGTGCCAGCCGAAGTTTGTGCTATGCTTGATAAACATCTTACAACAAGCAAATTTCAAGAACCGACTGATTTGATTTTTTCGTCATCGGCTGGAACGCCATTGCGGAAAAATGATTTCAGTAATATCTGCAAGCCCATCCGAAAGGCTTGTCCATTTGTTAATGAAGACACCGGAGAAATATTGCATTTTGTCTGGGGTGATTTGCGCCATGCTTTTGCTAGTTTGATGATTGAACTTCTCGGAGCAAATTGGGCGGCGATTGCTGAATCTATGGGTCATACAAACGCTAATTTTACTCGTAAGCAATATGGACATAATATTGTTGATGAAGAAAAGAGCCGTATTAAACGCGAGGCCGCTAGTGCCATACTTATTAAAAAAGAGAGGCGCTTATAGCGCCCCTCTAATCCTCTCTAAAAGTTTCTGCCAAAATGATTTCGGAGCCTTCCGATTATCCCAGTAAGCTCTCAGCCGTTTTGAGTGCGCGGCCTTTTGCTCATCTGTCCAAGGCTTTCTTGGTTTTCGCATTTTGTTTCTCCTAATTTATCAATTTCAGATTTCGGAATGTAGTAGCGTGATCCATCCATCACGGCATTAAACACGCCTGACTTTATCCAGCGTCTAACCCTCTTGCGGCTGGCCTCATTATAGCCTTCAGCAAACAGAGCATCACAAGCCTCTTTCAGCGTGTATAGAAGCTGATTAGAACTCATATGGCGGCTCACTTATTGGCGCTGGCGCAATGGGTGCAGGTGCAGCAGGCGCGGCAGGTGGCGGGCTAACAGAGGCTGGCCCAGCGCCATCATTGATAAACAACGTAGAGCTACAGACCTTATGATATGTATCACCGATTTTTACCTGCAATTCCAGCGAGGGCTGCTTTTTCCAATCGTCTTTATTGGTGTTGTAATAATTATCAAGCTGTGCTTTTAGCTCTGGGTCTTGCACATTAAACCAAAGCGAAATGCTTAAATTTTCGTCAACGCGGATTTCACGTTGTAGCCGTTCAGCTTTTACAGTTGCCTTATATTCAGGTCTTGCCATTTCTTATATCCTCTTCGTGTTGCTTCCAAATCGCGTAAAATCGGTTGTATTGTGCAGGCTGTTCTTTATGCATCTGCATAAGCTCCGGGTTTATTTCACTGACCCAGGCATTGAGGCTGACCAGTGATTTGAACGTCCTGCATTTTGCCTCTAACTCTGACGTATCGACTGGCTTTGTGTTGCTATTGTCCTGCAACAAGCCATTGATTTGTCCGTCATCATCATCATCAAAATCTATTTCTTGGATGCCAGCGGCAAGCCCAAGCGCTGCCATGAGTGCATAACGCCGGGCATAGCTAATAGCTGACCCAAGTTTCTGGTTGTTGGTCATATCATCTACAGCAATCGGATACCGCCCAACCTTCTCATCGCCGCTTACATGCATGATATAGGTCTTCAGGTGCATCCCTATGCCCTCTTCATAATCAACCAACTGGCTGAATGAGAGGCCGTGCTGGGCCGCTTCTTTCACTTTGGTCATTACTGACCCAACGCTTGCATACTGGCTTCTGTTGCCCGTCTTATCTAATTCTAGCCCGGTCTGCGAGGCTTGGAATGTAGCACGAGCTTTTGCTAATTCATTCATTGTCACCTTCCACTTTTTTCGTGTTAAATATGCCCTTGTGGGCTGGGTTATTCTTCATCCAAAGCCTTGCGTAATAGGGCTTGTGATGGTCGTTTAATTTGACAGCTTCCCCGTCCGGTCGCGCATCAATGATTGCAACTGATGTTTCCCACCGGATGCGTTCCATAATCATTTGGCTACCAATGCGCTCATAGCCTCGCTCTATGGCTTGCTTTGTGAAGCGATCCCAAAGCTGATAGACGATTGGGTTTTGCTTATGAAACGCCATAAACTTAGCTTCACGCTCGTTGCGAGGCACCTCTAGCGCATCAAATAGGTTGCGTTGCTGTTCCATTAGAAATGCCCCGGCACAGCGGCATAGAGCAGGCTAATCATAGCCCAGAGCCAAAGGGTCGTGAACAATGCGCCACAGCTATATTTCAGCACCTGCATTGCAGTCATGTATCTGCGCCGACTGCGATGAATATCGTTGACCTGATGGAAATGTAAGTTGATATATTTGTCTTTTATCATTTGAACCCCCATAGCGTTTTGGCTTCATCAACAAGGCTGGGTTTCATATCCCAAGCCCACATATGTTTGAAATCTGGCTCAACGAGGCGAAGCATATCCTCAACTGAATCAGTGCTTTTAAGTAGATTTTCGCGGATGGCGCATTTTGCAATGATGTGCTTCAGCGCTGACTGCAAACCTTGCTCAGTCAGCCTCTCGCAGTTATCAGCGTTGAAAATGCGGTAATCTTTTGCTGTTGCGTAAACGATTGTTTGCAATAGCCCGGTGCCAGCCCAATAGCCTGCAACTTGGCAGATGTGGCTCCAATCAGGCTGTGAGGGCAGGGCAGCGCTACGCTTGCCGGACTTGGTGTTAGCCGCAACACCCGACCATTTTGTTTTAAGCTCGATGCGGCGTGAGAAGTCAGGAAACCCAGAGTAAGGCAAATCAAGCCCGTCTAATTGGGTGAGAATCTCTGTCTCGCCCGAAATTTGATTGATGCCTGCAATGCTGTGAGCCTCGCGGATGCCATCGACAGCGTTCTTAATAACAAGGTCGTATTCATCACGATTGACAGACAGCTTGAGCTAATCCTTTCCATCATCCCAGCCTCTTGGCTCAGATTCATCAAACAGGGCCATGCCATAGCGCACAACGGCATCAAAGCTATGACCGTCAAGCAAGTGCTGATTAACGCAATCCTGCACAATACGGCCTGCAAGCATGTTTGCATTATCATTGTCTAAAAATTGAATTGTTTGCTTGGCAATAATTTTATCGCCATCAGCCTCGCCCTTTGAAACTTTCCAAGCCGCATTTTTGCGGGGGCGCAAAACACACTTATCAAAGAGCGTGGCGCATAAAGGGCGCGAAGGGTTGCTGTGATGCAAATAATGTTTTTTGGTTGCCCAAGAAATATCTTTTGGCGCTAGCATAAAAAAACCTCTCAGTAAGAATCACTGAGAGGAGATTAAGAAGGTAGACTTTAAATGTCAAGCGGGTATGTTTTAAAAGTCTCCAATACTATCAACAAAAGCGACATCACGCAGGTCTGGACGAAGTATAACTGCCAAGATAGGCGTAGCCCATTCGAGTTCTAAGCCTCTATAGATGCTATTACCATCGTAAAAAACTTGTTTCGCAAGTGTATAAAGACCGCCGGGTTCTGGAAATAAAACGCCTTGAGTAAAGGTTTTCATCACACCGCCTATAACTTGAGGCTCTTTTAACTTTACCCAAGAGGAATTTTGATAACATTCTTTATCAACATATTTTCCCTCAATCGGCGCTAATCTAATTGTCTCTAAGGCTTGATGAAAATTTGAATAGGGCCCAATAAAATCTGCATCAGTTGTCCATGTTACAGCGCCAGTGCCAGCTTGGTGGAATGAACTTAAATAAGCATAACCTAGTTTATTTGTTTCTGACGATTCTTCAAAAGTATTTATGCTAACTATGTTTTTGTTTGCATCATTTGTTAAATGAGTCTTACCTACAATTTTCACAGGGTCTGATTTGTATGATATCTGGTGCGGTATACAACCAAGAATTTCTGCATACTCTTCTGCATCTCGCAGGGTGAAAGGCACCTTTTCATGAATATGCCGTGACAGGGTTTCAGGCGTCACGCCTTTGCGCTCGGCA